TTGGAGATGGACGCTGAAATGGGCAAGGCGGCGATACGGTATGTCGGCTTGTTCCGCCCCGCTAAATCGCAGCTTTCTTGGGCGCGTACTGCGAAACTTTGAATGAGTTGATGCCGATGATTAAGGCGCAGGAGGTAGTACGCGACGGGGTGTCCTCCCCCGCTCCCGCCGAGGCTTGGTTGCACGGCTTTAACGAAACCGTCAACGCCCGCGATCAAGGTCGTCTGAAACTGCCCTTAAAGTCGCATGGTTATTTGCTGGAGATTGTGAGCCAGTGGCAGGGTTCGGGGCTTCCCCTCCCAGTCCTCTCCAACGGGGAGAGTGGGCGAAGGCGGCGCGCCGTCCAAGCTGCGGCAAGGTGTGGCAGCCTTGGGCGAATGGGCAGGCGAAGATTGGGCAAAACAGGAAATCGCATCAGGCTTTGCATTGCTCGCCGCGCTCAATCTGCCCAACCGCCCCGCAGCGCAAGACCTGCGGTAGTCGCGGAAATTTGGTATCGGAAACTGATGGAGAAAAAGGAAATCGTCTCGCCAGAGTATGACCCGATACGCATTCAGACGGGATTTAAGGTGTTGCAGCAGTCGGAAACATGGCCGCAACCCGCCGAACTGCTCCGCAACCTGCCGCCACGGTTGATACCCAGGGCGATGTTGGCAAAGCCTGCGTCGAATAAAGAAAAAGGCCGTCAGAAAATGGCGGAAGTGAAAGATGTTTTAAACAAGAAAGGTCATTGAAATGGGAAATGTATATTTTACAAGTAATAACCGAATATCGGACTTAATCAGTCAACTAGAAAAGTTGAAGGCAGAGCACGGCGATTTGGTAATAACCAGAAATTATTTTGCGAGGAGGAGTTAGAGATATTGATTTAACAGAGTTAAGGTTGCCTATATCAGACCGAAGGAAAAACGCGAAAGAATATTGGCTTATCGTATTGGGACACACCAAGTCGGTTTTTAAAGGTCTTAAAAATTTTATAGTTTAAAAGGAAAAAATCATGATTGAACCGCACGAGTACCGTCTATTGGACGAATATTTAGAGCAAGACTGGGATGCCTTTATCAGTTTTGCCGAAACTAAAGGATTTGAAGTAAGCGAAGTATATCAACTACTCAACAAACTGGAGGAAGAAGCAAATGGCTAAACAACGTATCAAACAGGCGGCAATCGAAGCCGCACAAGACAAAACCGAGGTAACGGCGCATATCCGCACCATCGGCGACCTGAACCGCGAAATCAAACGCTTGGAAACCGAAGCGGGAGATAAAAAAGCGGTCATTGAGCAGGAATACGCCGCGCTTGCCGCGCCACTGAAAGCCGAGTCGGAACGCCTGACTGCCGCCGTTGCCGCCTACTGTGAGGCACACAAGGACGATCTGACGGAGAACGGCAAGACCAAGACGGTGGATTTTGTGACGGGACTCGTCAAATGGCGTATCCGCCCGCCTAGCGTCAAGGTAACAGGCGTCGCCGCCGTCTTGGCTTGGATGTCGGAAAAAACGGCATATCAAAGCTTTATCCGCACCAAGCAGGAAATCGACAAAGACGCCATCTTGAATGAGCGCGAGCAGTTTGCCAATGGTCAAGTGCCGGGTATTAAGATTGTGTCGGGGCTTGAGGATTTTGTGATTGAACCTACTGAGCAGGAGCTTGCCTAGCCGGTTCAAATAGGCTTTAACCCATAATTAAAGGTCGTCTGAAAACAGTTTTGAGGCTGTTTCAGACGACCTTTTTTCATGCCTGCATTCAGGCTGCTTTCTCTTCCTGCTCGTACACGGCGTTGTAGAAAGCGGCGGACAGCTTGTCAGCTTTCTCGGAGGCGGTTTCAATCACGGCAGACAAACCGTCTTCGATTCCTTCCATGTCCATATCCAAAACTTTCAGATGGTTGAGCGTGAACACCAGCAGGTTCAGGGCTTTGAGGCTGTCTTGGTCGAAAGTCAGGGTATAAGTGGTATTCATGGCTCACACCTCCTTTTCTTTCTGTTTTCGGTCAAGTATGTTGGCGTATTCGGACAACACCAGCAGCAGGCAGCCGCATTGCTCCATCTCTTCACGCGGCATTGCTTTGCGGTCCAACAGGTTGGTGCCGATAAAATTCAAAGCGTTTGAAAGCTGGTTCAAGGCAAATTCGGTATTCATGGCTTAAACTCCAATCCCAAAGACTGTTGACCGTGTGCCGCTGCCAAGGCGTGGCGGTTGCGGTATTTCGGGTCGGGGCGGTATTCGGTCAGACCCAAATCGGCGAGGTGTTTGAGGCGGTGGCGAACGTTGGACGGAGCAATACCCAAGAGCTTGGCGGCTTCCGCCTGATTCAAGCCCATTTCGATGTAGCGCAACAGGTGCGCCATATCGGGGCGGGCGGAAAGGTAGGCGGTTTTGAGTTTTTCTAATGCCGGCGCGTGGCGGCGGGCAACTTCGGCTTCCAGGGCATTGAAGGCGGCGATGTATTTTTCCTTCCACTGCGCGGCTGCCGAGCCGGTAAAGCCCATGCACAGGAACACGAAAACCGTCGCGGGTGATTTCGTACATCGGGCGTTGCTCGCCTTTTGCGTCGGTGTATCCAACGGGCGCAAAATTGCGCTCGTTAAATTCTTTAGAGCATTCAAGATGTTGGATTGCACGGAGAATGTCTTTTGTTTCTTGCCGAAGTGGTTGCTGATTTCTAAAGAGGTGGTAACCAAACGGTCGCCGGAAATGCGTACTAAGGTTTGAGTTGTCATGATATAATGACCTTTCTGTTTACTCGGTTAAATGGACAGGAAAAGGATTCTGCTAAAATCGCTTTTCCATATTCCCCGCCAAGTTCGCGCTTGGCGGGGATTTCTGTAACGGCGTTTGCCGTTGGAAGAATAATAAACGTGGACACGTTAAGAGTCAATTACTTTTTGATTTTTTCTTTGATGATTGATTTAACCCATTGGGAAAAATCGATATTTTGGCATATTCCAAAAGTTCTTTTTCCGTTTCGGCATTGAACGAGACTTTCTTAATTACCCGTTTCTGCTCGTAACGCTTTCGGTTTTCTGCCAACTTTTCATCAACCATAGGCAAACTCCTTGATTTTCAGCACGTTCTATTTTAAGATTGGGACTGGGCGGTGTGCTGACCGCCCAGCTGGTTATCCCTAGTAAGCGTTACTGCTTGCCAACATCAGGACAACAAGATGAGAATCTGAAGGTAGGACTTCATTTTTCTTCTCCCAGTAGAGCCCCGCTTCGGTGGGGCTTTTCCCGTATCGGGCTTTACTGCCCCGATGAATTGAATTATAAACGTGGACACGTTAAAAGTCAACCCTTTCCCCAATAAAATCAAAGAAAAATGCCGTCTGAAACGTTTTCAGACGGCCTTTTTTATGTCTGCCCGTTTCGCAAAAAAACAGTGGTTTACTACAACATATAGTATTTTATCTGTATAATATGCTTTAATTAATCAATATATTGTGTTTTAGGGGATTGAAATGCGCCGTGCGTTGATTGCGAAAATTAAATCGCTCAAAAAGAGCTTGGTTTGGATGATGCGACGTATCGCGCGGTGTTGGAGCGGGTAACGGGCAAGCGGTCGTGTCGGAGTGCAGCATCCCCGAGCTGGAGCGTGTGGTCGAGGATTTGCGCCAGCATGGGTTCAGCCGAAAAAAACGGCGGGACAACGACCGAACCGCCGCGATTCTGCCGATCCGATGATGCGGAAAATCGAAGCCCTGCTGCTGGATAACGGCTGGACTTGGATTATGCGCACGGTACGGCGAAAAAGATGTTTAAGGTTGACCGCGTGAATGGTTGTCCGACGGCAATATGCACAAGTTGGTGGGCGGCCTTTGCCAGATTAGTGGCGAACCGCAGAAAAAGGAGAAACGGGATGAGTTTGAACTGGGAGATGACGGAGCAGGATTTTGAGGATGTGAAACATCTGCTGCCGCACAGCGTGGTGGCGATGATTACGGTTATCGGGCTGGAGGCGGCGTTTCACATGGTCAAGGTTTGGGGCGGGACGAATTACCCGATTTCGAATCGCCGCCGCAATACGCGTCCAAAGCCGATCTTACACGCTCAACTGGTCGAGGACATCGGCGAGGAGGCTGCGGGGCGGTTGGAGCGTGCTTATGTCGGGCAGCCTTTCTTGGCGATTCCGCGCTGGCTGGGATGCCGATGCGCGAACTTCGCAACCGGTTCATCCGCCGCCAATATGATGCGATGAGCGCGGAAGGTTGAGCGATTTGTTTATTGTGCGCGAGCTGGTGTTGGCGCATAAGCTGTCAACACGAAATATCCGATACATCCTAAAAGAAGCTGACCGCGAAGCGGCGGCAAGGGCGCAGGCGGATTTGTTTGCGGCATGATGGTTTGTTTTCCTTGTGTGTTTGAGTAGACCTTTTTTCCCTGCTTCGTGCAGGGATTTTTTTGCCTGTATTCCGCTGAATGCAATCCTGACAGGGCTTGGAGGTTGTCTGAAAAGGTTTAATGGGGTTTTCAAACTATCCTTTGTTTTTAAATTATCCATTTGAGGTATTTATGGCTCAACAAAAAGAACTCCCTTGGATTGCTGAAGCGCGAAAGTATATCGGCCTGACAGAAATCCCCGGTAAAAACCACAATCCGACCATTTTGAATTGGCTTCACGGCTTGAAGGCTTGGTGGAAAGACGATGAGACGCCGTGGTGCGGCGTATTCGCAGCCCATTGTCTGCGAGTCGGTAACCGAGACATCCCGAAGGATTGGATGCGCGCCAAAGAATATGCTTTTTGCGGTAAACGCCTTACCAATCCTGCTTACGGCTGTTTGGTCGTGTTCACTCGCCAAGGCGGCGGCCATGTCGGTTTTGTGGTCGGTAAGGACAAGGCGGGTAATCTGCTGGTTTTGGGCGGCAACCAAGGCAACCGCGTCAGCATCGCGGCATTTCCGACGTCCCGCGTGGCTGCGTATGTATGGCCGTCTGTCGGCGGTGCGCCTCTTGACCCGCTCCGGAGCGTTACAACCTGCCATTGGGCGGTGCGGCAATGAGCAGGAGCGAAGCATGAAAAGTCTTTGATTGCTTTGGCATTGGCGACATTGAAACCGCTGGTGCCTGAATTTGAGATTAAATCTGCCCGTGTGGGCAATCTGAAACAACATCCGAGCCTGCGCTTGGGTAAATCAGGCGTGGCAGCCGCCCAAACGTGCGGCGCGTAAACGCAAGAACCGTCGTTAGTCATGGGACAGGTTGCGTTTTATGAAAGATGATTGAGCAATGGTCGCGACAAAGCCGCGAGGCAAGCGAACAGGCAGATTTGGCTGCATTTGAATTTGCGGAGAGCGAACTTGCCAATTATCGGGAAATGCTGAAACGGCACCTGCAAAACGGGAGTGTGAAATAAATATGCGGATTTTCGACATTTTTAAAAACCCTGCGACAGGTAATGTGTCGCACTCGAAACTGTGGGCAAACGTCGCCTGCGCGGCGGGGACGGTTAAATTTGTGATGTTGCCCGATCCGTCGGCGGAAATTTGGGCGGTGTATTTGGGCATCGTGGGCGGATACGCCGTGGGCCGCTCGTTTGTCAGCGTGAAGCGACAGGAGGTCGAGAATGAATCCGAAACTCGTGAAACTGTTGGCGAATAACTGGCAACCGATTGCCATCATCGCGCTTGTCGGCACGGGTCTGGCGGTGTCGCACCATCAAGGCTATAAGTCGGCGTTTGCGAAGCAGCAGGTCGTTATCGACAAGATGGAGCGCGAAAAGATCAGGCCTTGCGTCTATCGGCGCAAAACTACGCACGCGAGCTGGAACAAGCCCGAGGAAGCAAAACAATCTGAAGCCAAGGCGCACCCGTCGGCGTGGCTTTGGCGCAAAAACAGGCGGAAGTCAGTCGTCTGAAAACGGAAAACAAAAAGGAAATCGAAAATGCGCTTACTCAAGACCGCCAAAAAGCAGGCGGCGGTTGTATTGACGGCCTTGGCTCTCACAGCCTGCGCCTCTACGCCCGCGCCCTCGGCTACGGAAATTAAGTTGTCGAAAAGGCGATCATGCCGACACCGCCCGCTGCGTTGATGGTCGCGCCGGTGCGCCCGAATCCGCCGAAAGACGGCAAGACAGCAACGCTGCTCGAACACGCCGCTGAGTTTGGCGGCTATGTTTCGGAACTGGAAAACCAAAACGCAGCGTGGCGCGACTGGGCGGGCAATCGCTCCCGCAAAGTCGGCGACTGACAAAAAGCCCGCGTAGGGCGCGGGCTTAGGGTAAAGCGGATTTTATACCTCTTTTACAGGGGTAACGGCGGTAGTGTTTTCACCAAATCGACTGCGTGCTGGCAGTTTTGCTTGCTGGTGTAGCCTTGGACCCTGAGCGATGATTTCATGGTTGGCTGCTTTCAAATGCCAACGGTATTCGCCTTTTGCGTCTTTATAGATTTCAAAATACATAAGGTTTCTCCTATGAATGAGTACACGTTTTCTTACCGCTTTGACGGTAAGTCTGGTCATTGAGCATTTGGGCGGACAGCCCTGAAGAAGCCCAGGCAAAATTTCGGGCTGCACGGGAAAATGCGCAGTATGACGGCGAAGTTGTAACAAAGATTTATACATTTGTAAATATTTCGTGGGTTAAGAAGTTGTACAGACGGATAAAATATTTAATGGGTATCAAAGAATGACCTACCGTGAATTAGTTGAACGTCAGTTGGCTGTGCGCCATGCCGATTTGGAATTGGGATTAAGCCGTGCACGTGAACAAGAGCCGTTTGTCATCCATGTTTCCAATTTGCCTGGATAAGGCAGGGTTTGAATATACGGTACGGATGAACAAGGATTTTCAGACGACCTTTAACCTTGAATATCCAAATACAAACTACGACACCTTTAAGCGTGCAGTTTGGCAGACGATTTCGGCGTATTACTGCGTTTGTAACGATGGGGATGAACTCGAAATTTCCAGCAATCGCCCTGACGGCTAACTCCGTCCGTATCGTATTCGGCGACGTGCCGGTTTAAAGGGGTTTTAAATGGACTTTGAATTTGGTTTTAAAACCCTGTGGCCGATTGCGACGGCGGCATTTTGGTTTTGGGTAAACGGCATTTCAGGTCGTCTGAAAGAGGCGGATAAGCGCATTGAAGACCTGAAAGAGGAGCTGCACGCGGTCAAGCTCTCCTATCACACCAAGCAGGATGCTCAAGCCGACCGAAAAAATATCGCGGCGTCTTTGGAACGCATCGAAAACAAACTTGAAAAAATGAATGAAAATTAGACAGGAAAGCGGACAAATCATGAACGACCCGATTTTAGAAGCCTTGGCGCGTATCGAAGCCAAGCAGGATGACATGCTCGCCAATCAGGCTCGAATGGACGAGGAATTGCAGCAAATTAAGAAAGACTGCAAGAAATCTGCTGCGGTTTATGGCGGTCTCGGCGGCGTGATTGTGACGACCGGCTGGGAGCTGCTGCGAGCCAAGTTCGGGGGCTGATATGGCACACCCGAAAGAAACCCGCGAAAAGCTGCGCAGGCTGTACGTCAGCGACGGGCAGACGCTCGAAATCGCTGCGATGATGTGCGAAATCCCGACAGCTACCGCCCGTAGTTGGAAACGTGCCGCCAAAGAGACCGGCGACGATTGGGACAAAGTGCGCGCCGCCTACACCTTGGCGGGCGGCGGCATCGAAGACTTGAGCCGTTCGCTGTTGGCGGGTTTTTTGGTGCAGTACCAATCGACGATGACTAGTTGCAAGACACGTCGATTGAAGAGCTGATGCCGTCCGAGCGCGCCAAATTGTTGGCAAGCTTGTCGGATGCGTTCACCAAGACCGTGGCGGCAAACGCCAAAGTAATGCCGGAAACGTCAAAACTGGCGACGGCGATTGAGGTGTTGGAATTGTCGGCGAAGTGGTCAAGGAGCGATACCCGCAACACTTGCAGGCTTTTGTCGAGTTGGTCGAGCCGCTGGGCGTGGAAATGAAAAAGAAATACAGGTAAGTGATATGCAAAAAGTTGAATACACGCATAAAGGTTGGTTTATTTTGCCCGATTTGGATTGCAGATTGGGATAGCAAAGTGCCAGCAGTTGCGCCGCGTTATAAGCTGGAGCCGTTGTTTTGGCTCGCCGACCAGTTTTTTTACTTTATGTCCGCTATGAATGAAATGAAAACGGGAGAGCCGTTGCCCTTCTGTTTCATGGTTAACCCCGAGCCGCTGAAAAAGCCGGTTGTCCACTATTACGATTAAAACATGAAGTCCAAAGAGTTTTTAAAGTCGCTTGCCGAATACGCCGCCCAACTCCGCCAAATCATTGAGGCAGAGGTGGACGGCTTCGATGCGTCGGCTGCCGCCATTGCGAGCGTCGGGCGAAGGTTTTAGACCCTGTGCAATGGGTATGAGTATTTCGTCAATACCTACTTCCCGCATTATGTCAGGTCGTCTGAAAAGTCGGAACTGCATGGAATTTCTGTTTTCCCGCCTACCCGAAATCCTACAACAGCCCGAAGGCATCAACGAAGCGGATGCTGCTCCGCGCGGCGAGGCGAAATCGACGCTGGTTACGCGCTTATTCTCGCTTTGGACGGTCATCACCGGCGCGAAAAAGTTTATCGTCATCGCGATGGACAGTATCGACCAAGCCTATCCGATGCTGGAAGCCATCAAGGCGGAATTGGAGTTTAACCCGCGCCTGAAAACCGACTTTCCAGAAATGTGCGGGCAAGGGCGGGTTTGGCAGGCGGGGACGATTGTTACCGCGTCCAACGTCAAAATCCAAGTCTTTGGCTCGGGCAAGAAAATGCGCGGCATGGTGCATGGTGCATTTCGCCCCGACCTTGCCATCCTCGACGATATCGAAAACGACGAGATGGTGCGCAACCCCGACCAGCGCGACAAGCTGGAAATGTGGCTTAAACAAACCGTCTTGCCGTTGGGCGCAGTCGGTACCAAGTTTGACGTGATTTATATCGGCACGATTTTGCACTACGACAGCGTGTTGAGCCGCACGTTAAATAACCCGTTTTGGAGTACGCGGAAATTCAAAGCGATGAAACGCTGGCCTGACCGCATGGATTTGTGGGACAGATGGGAAGAGCTGTACCGCAACGACGGCGCGGAAGTAGCCGAGGCGTTTTATCAGGCGCACAAAGACGAAATGGAGCGCGGTGCGCAAACAAGCTGGGCAGCTCGCGGTGTGTTGGCACTGATGAAAATCCGCGCCCGCGACGGCCATGCAACATTTGACAGCGAGTACCAAAACGACCCGGTCAGCGGCGAAGATGCGCCGTTTGCCGAAAACATCAAATACTGGTCGGAATTGCCGGACGATTTGGTGTATTACGGCGCGCTCGACCCGTCATTGGGTAAGGCTGGTGCGGGGCGCGACCCGTCGGCGATTTTGGTCGGCGGTTATCAAAAATCGACGGGGCGGCTGTTTGTAACCGTTGCCCAAGTCAAAAAACGCCTGCCTGATTTGATTATCGAGGATGTGATCCGCATCCAAAAAGAGGCGCGGGTCAAGCCGGTGTTGTGGGTCGTAGAGACGGTGCAATTCCAAGAGTTTCTCAAGGATGAGCTGATTAAGCGTGGGGCGCGTTCGGGTGTGCATATTCCCGTGCGCGGTATCAAGCCGTCTTCGGACAAGATGTTGCGGATTGAGACCTTGCAGCCGCATATGGCAAACGGGCTGATTCTGCTCAACCCAGACCAAAAGACCTTAATCAGCCAGTTGCGCCACTTTCCGAAAGCCGACCATGACGACGGCCCCGATGCGCTGCATATGCTGTGGATGGCAGCAACGACGGGCAATGTGTCAAATAGAGCGCGTGCGATTGATTTGCCTGCGCCGATGCTGGAGATTTAAAAAATGTATGAAAAAGAACGTATAACCGCTCGTGAAAAAGAGCTGACAGAGGATGTTGAGTACCTCGAGCGTGATTTGGATAAGGCAGTCAAGTATCTACAAGATGTTGTCTCCACCTATAAGTCCGGCAGGCTGGTAAGTTTGCATATCATGGTCGCCCGAATCGAGGGATTCTTGGCGGCGTGCGGTGAAGAGTATTGATTTTAAGGTCGTCTGAAAACGGTTTCAGACGACCTTTGGAGTAAGAAAATATGTTCGGATTGATTAAAAGTGCTACACGGAAAACCGCCATCAAGACATTGACGAGCGCGACTGAAGACGCTTTGGAAAGCCTGTTTTCCAACATGGAAGGCACGGACGCGCTGCTTTCGCGCCTCGGTGTGGACAGGCAGCAGGCATTGGATGCGGTAGTAAGCGATGACGAGGTGGCTGC